ACACTCGCAGCTAATGACGGACTTAATTTTGTTGACTGGCAATGCTGGTTTGATAAGTATGATCTGACGGAACCGCTTGCCATCATACACTTCACCAAATTTAGGTATTGAGTTATGAAAAAGTGGTTAAAGAAGTTTTTTGAGTGGATCTTCCGCGATGAAATAAGAGAGCTGCGGGAAAATGTGAACTATCTCAAAGGCATTACGGGTGAGTTCCAAGCTTCTGCCTGTGTCGATCTTCACATGAGATCTCCAAGCTGGGTTGCTGTTCATCTGCGAAAAGGGAATAAGACTTACATGAGATATGTTTCTCTTCACGATCGAGATGCGTTAGATATAATGAACTATTTGAAACAATTTGAAGTGTGTGATATTGACGCACCGCCTCAAATTAAACAATGGTTTGAAACGGAACTCTTTTAATGAAAGTTCCCAACTTAACAACAGGAAAGCACCCGCGAAGGTGCTTTCTTGTTTTATGGGGTTGCCGGCTTCTGGAACTCTGCGCCGACATCAAAGATGATGTTCTTGCTACTCATACTGGTGAATGGGTACGCGGTGGCGTCCGTTACATGACATGTGTATGTCTCTTTGTTATCTTCCAACTCGCCATGATCATTATCGGTCACAGACTGCACAATGCTTAGCGAATCCATAGTGCGTTTGCCCTTGGTGATATGCAAGCCAAACAGCGCCGTATGAATAGTGTCCAGAAACTCAAACACAAGGCCTGTGTCAGACCAATGTCCGACGCGGCTGTCTATTACCACATGCAGTGTTATCTGCACATCCGCTTCACGTACACCACGCTGCAAAGTGCGCCACGGAATAGGTGCAAACTCAATGAACACTGCCGGGCAATTGAACGGCTGTTCCTCCTCTGCGTATTCCACTTGATTGTTCCAGCGTTCCACACATTGGATGACGCTATTTCCCTGACCATCCTGAATGGCCAACAGTGCAGCTTTGATGGTGTCGAATAGTAACTTTCTCATGATTTACCTGTTTTTAATGCGTTATACAATTCCGTTTCAATGTCCTTGCAACGGTTTTGACATACTCTTTCAATGCAGGCGTGAACCTCCGGGGCATCACCGAGGAACTGCCGTTGTGGGATCTTCACTTTGGATCCAACTTTCATCAGTGCCAGGTTGCGGTAAAACTCAGCCTGTTTGCTCAACTTGACGCTGCTACGGCCGGTACTACCATCTTTCTTATATTTCACTTTCCCTGCTAACTCATAGAACTTTGCCCAAAAGAAGCGTTTCATCTTGGCAGTAACGGTTATAGTACCACCCTCATTATGGATGGCTGCGTATGGCTCAGAACTGGACCATGACACGCTGTTATTCGTCACCTGCGCACGAATGGATCTGCGCAGCTTGCCACTCTGGAGTAAGAGCGAACCGCGCCCCTCTAAAAGGCGTTGCGGCCATGGCTTGGAGAAGAATGCTTTGCGCTCAAAATTGCGGTCAAATTCCTCGGTCAATTCCACTTTCAAATCCGTTAAAATCTTCTTGTTTATGTCCTCCATCCTGCAAAATCGTTAAAAAATGCACTTTTTTTTCATTTTTTTGCTTTTATATTTTGATATATCAAAATAATTTTGTACTTTTGTCGCCAATTATGAAGATACCGGCTAAAATATCAAAGGCTGCACGCGAACTTATTGCAATGTATGGCGAACATCTTGCTTACCTCGGTGAGCATGAAGGTAGTGCCGTGTATCAATTCAAGTTCCCTGATGGTGTTCATGTCGGCTTCCCTGTTCTCTATCTCTTGAAGGATGACAAAGTGACTGAGCTCAATGGTCCGGAATCGTTTGACATCCTTGATCTATTTAACGAAGATGCCGAGTAATGACGGATCAAAGATTTTGTCATCTATTCGTATAATTCCATCCTGATTTTCTACCCCATAAATTCCTGACCTGCTGTAGTAAGTGCCAAGTCATTTGATTCGCGTCCGGATCCGGGTGAATTGTCATGCTGTGGCTCTATATACCGCAACGTGCCATCTTTCATTTTCTCAATGATGGTGCAGTGACCGCCGCCACCTTTCCATGAAACACCTATCTCATATATGCCTGGAGCCTGGCATGTCTCTCTAAAGAAGTCCATATAACGCGCCGGTGTCATAGCAGCGTAGCCATGGCTATCCATCCAACCACGGAAGGTGATGATATCTACAGGAGTGCCATCCGTATTTTTCCAGCATTTACTCCAATGCGTGCTGAGCCAATCCAACTTTGAGCCTTTGACATTCTCACCGGCTGTAATGTCAAATCCACGCAAGCGAAGCATGTACGCAGGTGCGCATGTCTGGCAGTTGATCTTGAAGCCTCTGCTGTCATCATAACGCGGGTTGGCACTTTGTTTGTCTGCCTGTTCATAGGTCATCGGTTTGCCTTTGACCACACCAAGACCCTGTTCAATCTCTTTGAAGTTCTGCACAATGGCTTTCTTCTGTTCCGGGGTTAAATTCTCCGGCAGTTCATCCATCCATTGCTGTTCCAGGTTATCTGCCACCTGTTCCTCAATAGCCTGTTTGACAACCGGCTTTTCTTGGCGTGTCAGTTTGAAATACGGGTGCTTCGGAGGGAACAGGTTGCCGGTCTTGCCGGGATTGAAACGGAAGATCTTCTTTTTGGGCGTGTCCGTGGCACGTTCACCGGCCGCAATAGCTTCCGCTGAATCACTTACCGGGTATTTATCACGAAGCACCTGCACGGTGGTACACCGGCAACCCCAGTCCAGAGGTGGAAGGTACTCATCCCAGAACGGATCATTGATGGGCAGCGTGGTATTGTGCAATACCGCATGTTCTGCACGCACTTTGTCATCACCGGCCGTCCTGTATTGCAGAAGGTACTCATCACCGTCTTTCTCAAAGTCTTTCCATTTGGCTGCCATCTGAGCCGATTGCACAGCAAAGTTATACTCCGCTTGCAGGTAGTTCCGGTTGTAGCGGTTATCAATAGCAAGGACTTCTTGGCTGAATTTATCCCACGATTTGAAACCGCCATCTTCGGCTTGTATCAGAGCCGACACCTCGCGCAGTTCATGGTAGGTCTTGAAACCTGAGAAAACGAATGTGCTTTCCTCTAATAACCTGCGCAGATCATCCGGCACTTCTTGTTTCAGACCAATGGCAGATGATAGCACTCGGTACGTTTCGCGTGTGAGGGCACGCACATCCTCATCGCTCATCATGTGAGCGTTGAAGCCGCCATGCGTATAGACATGCTGAGCCGCATCGTCAAACTTGGTATGATCGAAGTCATCTTTGCCGCCCTTGGCGAGTTGCACAGTATGACTGTCACCATACAGATCGTTCAATGCCAAATGGAACTGATGGTATAGGTTCTGGGGACCATCACCCCCTACTCGAAAAAATCTTTTTTGCCGGTGATCTCAATGCCGTATTTGTCAGCAAAGTATTTCGGATCTATCTCATAGCCGCCGGTGATAAGCATACGTTCTACCTCGCGGATGTGCTCCGGAGTATAGACAACCGTATCATCCCACTCAAACGTATAACCAACCACAGGGAAACCGTGCTTAGCCATGAACGGAATGAGTTTGTTGTTTACCACATTGCGCACAAGTTTCTGATCCTCGTTGATGACATTCTCAAACACCTCCAGATGGACTTGTGACTGTGATAGTGACGAACCCGAATCAATGGTCATAGTCTGATTCAGGACACCCTTTGACAGCTCCGAGTTGGCGCGGTCAATTCGTTTGTCATAGACATTGTAAGCGTCACCACGTGACGATTCCTTAATCTCAATCTCGGTGTCATTCGGGAACACGCCGTAGAACGCTGCACCCATCTTGGCAAGCATGTCCTGGATCTTATTTCGCGATTTCTCGTCTTGGCTGGTGGTCTTAGCTATACGGATAGGCATACCGAATATCTCACCAAAGCCGTCCCAGAACGCAAGCATGTTTTTCTTGCTCAATGCCGACGGGCAGCATTTGAGGTACAGACCCAGATCATGCGGTCGGCCAACCTCAATGCACCAATCCGCAAACTCACCTTCACGGTAGCTGATACCGCTCTGAGGAACGTCATTCTGATTGCGGACAATAACGCCATACTCCGGGCGCACATGCTTACGCGGTACCAGTTCCGGGATGGGGAACTGCATCTGACCGTCACGGTCTATTGCTACATCAAACTGGATGAGCGAATGACCGTAGTACCGGCTATCGAGTACGAGCGAAACGAACTCATCAAACCACTCCGTTTCAAACAGAGCTGTCACTTCGTCGTTTTTCTTACCGCCCTTATCAACTAACTTGAAACCGCGTTTTGTTACGAAGCCTTTGCGCTGACCCACGCAGCCTGTCAAGTGCATATCAACACCGACATCAGTATAGATGTCTAATAACGCACACCGGTTTGGGTTTTGCACATCTATGGCACGCTGCCAAGCCATGCGCCAGGCTCCGATATCTTTTTTAGTTAGCATCTCTGTCTGTACTTGCAGATCCACTAACAACTTATGTGCTTTCTCTATGTCCGCCCTTTTCATCCGGCTCAGTAATTCATCTGAATAACCCTGCCGGGACAGGCGCCAACGGTCAAATATATTCATAGTAGTCCTCCTTAATAGTCGTATTTGCTTTTATCCCATCCACCATAAGCAATGGGAGTTCCCACGTCATTGCCATCCTCGTCGGTAATGACGGGGATGTCCGGCGTTGCCTTGCCTGCTTGCACATCTTTCAGCCAAGCGATGGCACTCTTATAGCGTATTTCGCGTATTTCAAAACCAATACGCTTAGGCAGCCATGCCACCAAGTGGTAAAGTGCCACATCACAGGTGATCATCACCAAATGCTGGTTGCGTTCGTTTCCATGCTTGGCAAAGGCGCTGCCTATGTCATACCGCGAACGCATGTAGGAAGATATTTCTTCCATCGCGTATTTCTCGGCACGTGCAAGGTTGTTATCGTCTGATTGACCGATAACATCTAAGGTCTGATTGTCACAAACAGCCTTAAAATCTTCTTTACTCAGGAACTCCATCACTCCAGTATTTTGCGGGTTACTTGATTTTTTGCCACCACTGACCATTTAATGCGGCGCAGTTTCGGATGCCATAGTTGACGAGTGCGCCAGGTCTTGCGGTTTACTACGTATGGCGTGCCATTGAAATTGGCTACGATATACAGATTATTCTTGCGACCTCTATTGAGCCGGTCGCATTTCCAGAAGGCGAACTTGAAACGCCAGTACAGAATCAGATTGCAGATAAATTTTACCATGTGTATTTGTCGTTTTTAATTGTTCCTACAGTTGGTTCCCATTGCTCCTGACGCGTACGCTTCTGGAGTAAGTATATAGCACCCTCATCGGCATCAGGTCCGTCATCATGGCCGGACATACCTTTCTCAAATGCCAATGTCTGTTCCAAACCTGCCAACATATCCGGGTCATTCTTTAGACGCTCATTGTAATAAACGAAGCCACGCTCCCAAAGAGGGCTGACAGCCTCCACGCGTTGGAACTTATCTGGCTTCTTTCGTTTGTCCGGGCTGATGGGCAGCTGGTACCCGCGCAGGTTGCCCTCGGTTACAAACTCATCAAGAATGATATCCTGCATGAAGTTTGCCTCCATGTAGAAGTTAGCTACGGCATCCTGAGATTGGATCCACTCATATAGATCATACAGCCACCGCACCATTTCAACCACCGTAGTCTGACGGCAGAAGGCTTTGATGTGATGCAGTTCGCCATTCTTGGTTTTGCCCCATAACTTGGCAGCTTTGTAGTCGTTTTTAGTAGTGGGTTTGAAAGATGGATCCACATACAACACCAAACCGGCATACTCACGCAGCGGCAACATCCGTTTCCAGCGGATCCAGTCGTTACGGAATACTGCGCCCTCAGTGATGGGATTGTTCATGTACTCCTTTTGAAATGCCCTATAGCCTTGGAACTCTGCCTTTGCTTGAATACGTCCCGGAGTCCAGAACTCCGGCCATGATGGTTTGCCGTCTTTATCATAGACATTCACCTGTGACACATGCACGCCAGCTGACTTGCATATCTCAGCCAATACAGAGCATTTGCTGATGAGGTTGCCAACCATGATAAAGCGACCGCCTTGCGCACCGAACGTACCGAACAAGGCTTCTTTCACCCAATCGGTCATTTTACGGACACGGCTGTCATTCTGGCATAACTCGTCATCATCCAAGTCGTCAATAACAATGTAGTCCGGACGATTTTCACGGTACCGCAATCCACGGGGTGACTGACCACGGCCAAGAGCAAAGAAAGCCGTTTCGTCACGTGTTACGAACTGACCATCCTGCCAGTTACCGGCATTGTACTGTTCACCAAAGTCAGCTATGTATCGCTGGTTGAATTGTAGTTCTGCCTGAATATCACCAAGTAAAGTTTGGGCATTGTCCTCACTTTTCCCGACAACGACCATCACATTTATTTCACGTTCTTTCTGGCAATGCAACCACATAGGCACCATTACATCCATGTGAGTGGATTTCGCGTGACCACGTGCCCACTTGAACACTGCACGCATATCATGATGACCTTTTATGTATTTAGCTGCATCAATGTGGAATTTGGCAGAAGGGATGACTTTGCCGGTAGTCTTATCTGTACAATAATGCGGAAAGTAGTACGAAACAAAGAAAGCATAATCCTTTCTGGCATGCTCAATACGACGAAGCCGGTCAGCTTCGTTCTCAACCGGCACGATGGTCATGCGCTGGATATTGTCGCAATGTTCACGCCACCGGCGCAGTGCTTCCTGTTTTTCCGCTTTTGTTGCCATTATTCAAGAGTAATGGTTACATTATTTAATTTTTCGTTGACGAAGCGGTCTTGGTACTTGTTAATGATCTTAACCACTTCCGGCGTCAGTTCCGGGTCTGCCTGCATACGGCTGACCAACCAATTATTGAAAGCAGAGAATACCTCAACTATGGTCACAATGTTCGTCTGCTTATCCAGTTTCTCAATAGCTGACGCAACCTTGATGATCTCGTCAGCGGACCATTGTCCGGATGAAAGTTTCTCATCAAGATCTTGCAACATCTTTTTGACGAGTTCTGACCGGGTGACGGTCTTGGCTGCACGCACTGTATCCCACTTTCCATCACGGATCCACGCACAGATGGTATTCCGGGAAACACCCACTTTGTCGGCAATCTCCTTTTGCTTCATGCCCTGCATAAAGTACATGCGTGCCAATTCTTGCCGCTGGGTTTGTTCTAATGATTTCGGTTTTGACATTTTGAAGTTGAATTTAGACTTTGCGACTGCAAAATTACTATATTTATAGCGAATTAGAAAATAACCGTCCAAGGGTTGGACGGATGTGTCCAACGGTTGGACACTTTCTTTGATGTGTCACATTATTTATGTAATTTTGCAGTCGAATTTTGAATTAAACAACCATTAAACAGCGTTTCAGTATGGATAAACCAGACGACAAACAAAAAAAAGAAGTGGTCATCAGCAATTCCAAGTTGAATGCTTATGGCTTCCGCGTATTGACCGAAGGCATTGACACTACGCAATACGCGCGTAATCCTATACTATTATGGATGCACAACCGTCCATTCCGTGGAACCACCGATGAGGTTCTGCCTATCGGACGTGTGGAGAACCTGCGTGTGGAAGGTGACAACCTTATCGGCACACCAGTATTCGATGAGCAAGATGAGTTTGCTCAGAAGATTTCAGCCAAATGGGATGCCGGCATCCTGAAAATGGTGTCTGCCGGTTTAGACGTGATTGAGCTGAGTGATGATCCGACCGTATTGGTACAGGGTCAGCGCCGTAGTACCGTCACTAAGAGCAAACTGTTAGAAGTGAGCATTGTAGATATCGGGGCGAATGATGATGCCTTGGTACTGTTCAAAGATGGTCAAACCATCAATCTCAGTACCGGCTCAGATCAGGAGCTCGCGTTTATGAACATCAATAATAACCCCAAAACAGATGCACAAATGGATTTGAAACAAATTGCATTGCAACTCGGTCTGCCCGAAAACGCGACCGAACAGGAGATAGCATCCGCTATCACCAAGTTACAGAATGATGCCGCAGAGACCGTGCAGCTTCGCAAGAATGCAGAGCAGGCCACTGAGCAGGCAATCAACACAGCCATTGACAACGCGATTAAACTTCGCAAGATCACGGCAGACAAAAAAGACCATTTTGTTGCCCTCGGCAAAAAGGTAGGTCTTGAATCGTTGAATGAGACCCTCCAACTGATGCAGCCGGCAGCTCGTCCTACGGAGGCCATCCATCAGGAAAACCTCAATGCAGGTGAGTACACTAAGTTGAGTGAAGTTCCGGTTGACCAACTGGAAACGCTCCGTAAGGACAATTTTGCCCAATATGCCAAACTGTACAAGGCAGAATATGGCATTGAGCCGGCAAAAGAGTAAGTAACAAGTTTCACAAACAATCAAATCAATCAAACAATGAAAAAGTTCTTTTGCTTGATGGCAGTTCTGATTAACTGCCTTGTGGGTGGCGCCTTTGCCGCCGCTGCGGGCGTAAGCCCTGTTATTGGTGCCGTCGGTTTGAATGCCGTGGCTGCCGTTAGTCCGCTGATCATGCCCCAAAGTGGTATGCTGCGTGCCGGTCTGTATGCGGAAATTTGGACCGGTGAGACGATCAAGGCTTTCCGCAATAGTATTGAGAGCATTGGCTGGCTCGCTAAGATCAAGAGCTTTGACAGTCAAGTCGCAAAAAACAACACCATCCATTTCGTTGACCTCGGTGGTGATCCGACCGTATTGGTAAATAACACGACTTACCCATTGGCTATCGAAAGTCTGACCGATGCGGACAAAGCAATTAGTCTTGACAAATACCAGACTAAGCCGACCCGTATCACTGATGATGAGGCACGTGGTCTTAGCTATAACAAGATGGGTACCGTCATTGAGCGTCACCGTGATGTAGTGGATGAGACTAAGGTTGCACGCGCTCTGCACGCATTAGCTCCTGATAACAATGCGGCCAAGACGCCTGTTCTGCTTACAACAGGTGCCGCTTACAATGGGCGCAAGCGTCTTACCGTTGCTGATGTTATCAACCTGAAAGAGCAGTTTGACAAACAGAAAGTGCCCGTACAAGGTCGTATCTTGGTACTCTGCCCAGAACATGTCAATGACCTGTTGCAGCAAGACACCACCTTTGCTCAGCGCTATAACAACACGAGCACCGGCAAGATTTCGGACATGTACGGCTTTGAGATCTATGAGTATGTGGATGCTCCTGTGTATAACACAAGCACCAAAGTCAAGAAGAACATTGGAGCTGCCTCTGCCGCTACAGATGGTAATGCTTCTGTGGCGTTCTATGCTCCGCGCATGATGAAGGCTACCGGTGAGACCAAAGCCTACATTGACGAGCCGGACACTCAGAACCAAGAATGGCGTTACAACCTCCGTCACTATTTTATTGCACTGCCTTTGAAGAAGGAGGCCATGGGTGCAATTGTCAGTGATGTGGTACAAGCCTAAGCGTTATGGCACGGACAAAGAAACATCCGATAAGTTCGATATTCAGTGAGAAGGCGCAAAGCCTTTTCGCTGAATACCCGAACATCAATAAGGTGTTTTTTACATCTGACAAAATGGCGTTCCTTGATGAGCGCGAAGCGCAGACACATGCCTGCGTGCTGAAAGACAAATCAATAACAACCATTCAAAAGTAAGAACATGTTACCAAGAGTTAAAATCAACTTTGCCAATGGCGCCTTGGGTAGTGTAGTACCCAGTGCTGATTGCGTAGCCGGTTTGCTCGCCACCGCTGTAGCCGTTTCTGATACCTTTGTGTTAGGAAATGCCTATTTGCTTCATAAGTTGGCAGACCTCGCAAATCTCGGCGTTACGGCAACAAATAACGCTTGCCTGTATAAGCATGTACAAGAGTTCTACGATGAAGCCGGCGAGGGTGCAGAACTTTGGATAATGGGAGTACCGAACACAGTCAAACCGTCTGAGATAGCGGACAAAGACAATGCACTGGTACCCTATGCCAAGAATCTCATCCAGATTGCCAATGGCAGATTGCGTTTCCTTGGTATTGCTTATGAACCGGCAGCTAACTATGAGGCCACCATTACGGACGGCTTGGATGCTGATGTATGGGCGGCAGCTCTCAAAGCTCAGGCTTTAGCAGAGTGGGCAACAAATAGCCTCTATGCACCGCTGTTCGTTATTCTTGCCGGGCGTGCATTCGATGATGCGAACATCCCCAATCTCAAAGACCTCACTACGTTCAATTACAACCGTGTGGGCATCCTTATCGGTGATACCGTTTCCGAAAGCGAATCAGCCTCTGTTGGTCTGCTGATGGGACGTATTGCGGCTATCCCGGTACAACGTCACATTGGACGTGTTAGGGATGGAGCATTGAAGATTCTGCATGCTTATGTAGGAGACAAAGATCCAAGCGTTGCCAATGTAGAAGCCATCCACGATAAGGGCTATATCACGTTCCGTACATTCACCGGCAAATCCGGTTACTTCTTTACGGATGACTGCCTGGCCACCGCAGTAGCGGATGACTACCGTAGTATTGCCCGCCGTCGTACCATAGATAAGGCATACCGCATTATCTATCTCACCATGTTGGAAAATGTCAATGACGAAATTCCTATCACTGATGAGGGTTATTTGGTACCGAGCATGGTCAAATCATGGGAAAGCGAGATCATCGCTGCTGTTGTTAATCAGATGACCACAAACGGGGAATTAGGTAGTGACCCCACTGACGCGGATGATACCGGTGTCAAGGTGTATATCAACCCGGAACAAAATGTGGCATCAACCAATAGAATCAACGTAGGGGCACAAGTAAAGCCCTACGGCTATGCGAAATTTATCGATGTTGAACTTGGTTTTGTAACCATCAATTCGGAGGACTAAGGTATGATTATTAACGGTCAAGAATACAGTTGGGGAGATCTCTCCCTGCTTATGGGCGGTCGCGACGTATGCCGCATGACTGCTATCGACTACAAGACGGAGCAAAGCAAAGAACCATTGTATGGTAAGGGCAACAAACCTATTGCCATTCAAAGTGGCAATGTGAAGCATTCCGGAACGGTGACGATCCTGCAATCCGAGTTGAATACGTTGCAAGAATTGGCGCGTGCGAACTTTGGCAGACCGGACATTTTGAAATTGAACCTCAATGCCGTCGTTTGCTATGGCAATCCATTGCAAGGCGATGTGATGACTGTGGACCGGTTATTCGGTATTCAGTTCACCGAAATTCCAAAGGGCATGAAACAAGGTGATTCCAATATGGAGATTGCTCTGCCGTTCGTATGTACGGACATTAAGTATAACAGTTAAACAGCATTTCAATTATGTTTCAAGCAACACCTGAACAACTGCAAGAATGGAAGAAAAAGCACGGTAATGTGTTTCACTTCAAAGTAGCTGATAAAGCCTGCTATTTGCGCACTCCGGATCGCAAGGTTTTAAGTTTCGCAGCAGCAGCCGGTAAGTCTGACCCGATGAAGGTCAATGAAACCATCCTCAAAAACTGTTGGTTGGATGGAGATAAGGAGATCCAGGAAGTGGATTCCTATTTCCTTGGAATCAGCGGTAAACTTGACCAGATAGTCGAAATTAAAGAGGCTGAACTGGAAAAGTTATAGAGGCTGCCCGGGTTATTGATGAGCGGACCCAATCTGTCCGCCTCATCAATGCCCAATTAAGATATTACATGGGTATTCCTGACCCTGACAGCCTTCCCGATGAAGAATGGGCGATGATATACGAGGAACTTGTATGGATTCGCAAAAACGAGGCAGAAGCAAACGCACAACAATAATAGAATGTCAAAAGTAGTAGAGTATATTATAAAACTTGGAGGCAATGCGCAAACAGCAACTTCCAAATTAAGGGATGAGATGAATAGTCTTTGCACATCTGTTGATAAGACGCAAGGCCTATTCTCTAAACTCAGCTCTGTATCTTTTGGCTTCAATAACATTGTAGGTGCGATATCTACTGCCAAATCAACGCTGAGCAGCTTTACCTCTGCCAACCAAGCACAACAGGAGGCAGAGAGTAAGCTGGCCCAGGTTATGAGAAACACGATGGATGCTTCTGATGCAGAAATTCAATCCATCAAAGATCTTACCGCAGCACAACAGAAATTGGGTGTTGTAGGTGATGAGGTACAGTTGGCGGGTGCGCAGGAACTGGGCACCTACCTTGAAAAAACATCATCATTGGAAAAACTTATTCCCGTGATGAACGACATGGTTGCGCAGCAATATGGCTACAATGCCACTCAGGAAAGCGCAGTCAATATAGCTACCATGATGGGAAAGGTCATGGAAGGACAGGTTGGCGCATTGTCTCGGTATGGCTACAAGTTTGACGAGGCGCAAGAAAAGATCCTTAAATATGGAACCGAAGCCCAGAAGGTAGCAACATTAGCAGAGGTCATCAGTGAAAGTGTCGGAGGCATGAATGAAGCCTTGGCACAGACACCTGAGGGAAAAACACAACAGATGGTCAATAATCTTGGCGACTTGCAAGAACGAGTTGGAGGAATTGTCAACCGCATTATTGTTGCCTTGGCTCCGGCTATTGAAAAAGTGTTCTCCATAGCAGATAATCTGATGACATGGCTGGAGGGAAAATTAGGCTGGGTGGAAAGCCTTATCAGCATTGCCTATGACTTCCGCTATATGCTTTTGGCGGTTGGTGGTGCTATCGGTGCACTTATCACCATCACCAAAGTATGGCAAGCCGTACAAACCGTGATGAATGTCGTAATGAGCGCTAACCCTATTGGTCTGGTCATCATTGCTGTAGCTGCACTGATTGGCTTGATAGCTACCATAATTGTCAAGTGGAATGAATGGGGCGCGAAGGTATCTGCGTTCATGGGTATAATCAATCCGGGTTTTGCCATACTCATTCATACTATACAGACATTCCGCGCTAATTGGCAAAGTATCATTGATGCTTTTAAGGGCGATGGTATAGTTGCCGGTATAAAGCGAATAGGTCAAGTATTGCTAATGGGTATTCTTTCCCCTCTCAAAACCATATTGGAAGTAGCCGCCAAAATTCCAAAGGTTGGCAAATGGGCGCAAGCGGGTGTTGATAAGATCAATGCCTTAGGCGACAAATGGGGTGTAGAGGATAGCACCAAACAGAAAGCCACCACAACCGCCGGTACCGGCATCAATGATAAATTGGCAGCTGCTACAACCCCCAAAGGTAACGGGTTAAGTGGAATAAGCGGAACCAAAAGCAGTGACACTACCGCAGTCGCTACAGGCGGCACACGTAATACTGAAATTCATATCAACATAAATGATATGATCAAGCAGGTGGTATTCCAAGGATCCACCTCTGAAAACAAAGAAGAAATTGAACGTAATTTTGCTGAATGCCTATACCGCGTACTTGGTATGGCTCAGGCAAGTGTAGGATAATATGATATATCTAAATTTTGCCACAGGATTTGTACTGCCCCCGTATTGGTTAAACCATCCGGTCACAGTTATAGATAAGCATTGGCCGATGCCTACACAGGCAGAGGCTATGAACAATCTGTATCAGTGCCCGCTACGGCTCAAACTCAAAACGGAACCGGATAGTGCATTTTGGACGCTTCCGTTTGATCCGGTGATGTCAATAAGTGGTGGCAATAAGATTGTACGCTCCAGTGTCCTCAAACAGGACAACAGCAATAATGAGCGACGCGGATCCATCAAAGAAGTATGGAGCCAAGACGATTACACCATCCAAATAGCCGGTTTGTTCATGGGGGAAGATGACGATGATATCCCGATGGCGGATCTGGAAAAACTGCGTAGTCTTTGTGAGACGCGTGAAGTGGTAGAAGTAGAGTGCGATTTGTTTGAGGTGTTCAACATCAAATACATTGCCATTGAGAAATTCGACTTTGCGCACACAGCAGGAAGAAAGAACCAGCAATTTAGTATAACCGCATATAGTGACGATGACTTTAGCTTATTAGTGAAATGACCTATTTCATGAAGTACAATATAACCATTGGCGAATATAAGGTAAATACCCTTAAATCCGTCAGCGTTAAAAAGTCGGTGGAGCAACTGAGCGACACGGCTGTCATTACTTTGCCTGGCACGCTCATCAACCAACCGATGGAGGTCAATGACAAAATCAACGTCGGCGACCCCGTACGCATTGAACTGGGCTATGAGGGCTACATGAATGAGGAATTTACCGGCTATGTCAAACGGATCAACACAGACGATACCGAAATCCGCATTGAGTGCGAAGATGAGTTGTACCTCTGGGATGTGGCTGTTAAGGATGATTCATACCCAAAGAAACCAAGCACTGCCCCTGTTAGCCTAAAGACTTTATTACAAGATTTAGCCAAACAGGTAAATAGTAAGTACACCATAGAATGTGACTTTGATTTTTCATATTCAAAATTCACAATTCAAGCAGCAACGGCTTTAGATGTGCTCCGAAAGATCCAAGACGAAACGAAAGCTAACATCTATTTTGAAGGCACAACGCTGCACATTCATCCCTTGTATGGTAATGGCTCATGGAGTGGCAAAACGATTAAGTATGATTTTGCGCTGAATGTAATTTCTGCAAATTTACAATACAAGAAAGCCACAGACCAGAAATTGAAAGTAGAAGTCAGTTGTAGAGATACGAATGGGCAAACTGTATCTAAAACTTATGGTGATGGATCAAAGGTCATAAAGCGGACGGTTAATACCACAGATCCACATTCGCTTGATGCGGCTGCAAAAAATGAATATAACTTATGGTGCTATGATGGTTACGAAGGAGACTTGACCGGTTGGCTCATACCATTCTGCCAACCCACCGACAAAGTAGAAATCATTGATAAGTCAAGGCAATACAAAAACGGCACCTATTACGTAATAGCTACCGATGTTAGTTTCTCCGAAAGCGGAGGACGGCGAAAAGTAACGATTGGAAGAAAGGTTTAATAAGGCAAAATATCGTCTGCATAGGTTTTTATTGCATCACCATAGCAAATAACCAATGCTGCCTCACAACGATCTTGAACAAAGCATATACTGAAATTCTCGTTTTGGGTGACGCGATGCCATTGGCCGCAACCATGTGGCTTATCAACCCAAGTTACAACAAGATCGTAGGCAAAAGTAGAGACATAGACTGTAATATCAGCCTCAACGGGATTATCAGTCACCCGAACATTGCCCCACAACTCGAATGTACGGCTAACAAGGCCCTCATCAACAGTATATTTGCAACCACGCGCAGGATTAGGTTGGTCAGCACGTAAGCAATCCCATTCATCCGCCCAAGCAGAAACGAATGACAAACAACATACTAATATAGCAAATACTCGTCTCATGGATATTTATGGTAAACTAAAAAATAGATTACAAAAAATGTGCCAAACGCCTGGTGATTCGGCACTAATTTTGGCAAAAGTCAAAAATGTGGACGGTCAGACATGCACCGTGACCATTGATGACCTTGAATTGGCAGATGTCCGACTGCGTGCAGTAGTCAATGATGAGGAATCCGGCATACTGGTCACACCTACGGTCGGTAGCTTCGTAATGATTACGGATCTGAGCAATGGCGATAAACGAGATTGGGCTGTCGTGATGTACAGCGAAATTGATAAGGTGGAGTTCAATGGAGGAAAG